ACGCATCCACACTCGCCCAGAGAGTAGTGCAGTACCAAGCGGTACTTCAGCTAGCTCAGACTTCACCCGATATCTATGACCTGCCCATGCTCCACCGGCAGATGATTGAGACTCTGGGTATCAAGAACGCAGATAAACTCATACCTGACGAGACGGACATGAAACCGCTCGACCCGGTGTCAGAGAACATGGCGATCATGCGCGGGAAGCCGGTCAAGGCGTTCCTGTACCAAGACCACGAGGCACACATCGCTGTACACATGGCGATGATGCAAGACCCGAAGATTGCAGCCATCATGGGGCAGAACCCCAAAGCGCAGGCCATTACAGCCGCAGCAAACGATCACCTGATGGAACACGTTGGGTTCCAGTACCGTAAAGACCTTGAGAAGCAACTCGGGGCGTCCCTCCCCCCGCCGCCTGACTTTGACGGGGATGATAAGGAACTTGGGCACCTCCCGCCTGAGATTGAGGTACATCTTTCGCAACTTGCATCCCAAGCAGCAGCCCGCCTCCTCCAGAAGGACAAGGCAGAAGCACAGATGCAGCAGGCCCAACAGCAACAACAAGATCCGCTGGTGCAGATGCAGCAGATGGACTTGCAGATCAAGAAACAACTTGCTGATCTGAAGGCCCAAGAGCTTCAGGTAGATGCTCAGATCCAGATGGCTGAGATCGAGCGCAAGAAAACGAAAGACCAATCTGACGCCGCTGCCCGTGGGGACGAGTTGCGTCTGCGCGAGAAAGAGATGGGGATGCGGAACGAGCTAGATGGTGCTCGTCTTGGGTACGACATGATGTACAAGAAAGAGCAGAACGAGATGCGCTCGGAGGACTCCGCAAATCAAATGCGTCTCAAAGACTCACAGCAGGAGATGGACGGCTACCGCATGGGTAGTGAGCATTCCATACGGAACAAAGAAGTCGAGAACAACCGCGAACAGCGTGTCGCGCAGGCTAAACAAGCTACTAAACCTAAGAAAAAGGAGGATGAATGAGTCAAGAATCCGCCGTCGCTTACTTGCACAACAAGCTGGATGAACAGGCGCACATCATATCCGACCACCTTACCCGAGGCGGGGTAAAGGACTACGCGGAGTATCAACGTCTTTGTGGGGTGATTCAGGGTCTTAACCACGCAAAGCAAATTATAGATGACCTTGCAAAACGCCTAGAGGAAGGTGCCGATGAGTGATGTAAATGTGCAACTTACGCAACGCATAGCCGAGGAAGCTGACGATAAGGCAAGGCAATTGCCTGAACCGAAAGGCTACCGCCTTCTCTGTATGGTCCCCAAGATTGAGGACACCTACGGGGATTCCGGCTTGGTCAAAGCCACTGAGACTGTCCGGGTCGAGGAGCAGACTACCGTAGTCCTGTTTGTCGCCAAGATGGGGGATATGGCTTACAGCGACAAGGATCGGTTTCCAACCGGGCCTTGGTGCAAAGTGGGCGATTTCGTGTTGGTCAGGGCGTACTCCGGTACCCGCCTGAAGATTCATGGCACGGAGTGGCGCATCATCAATGACGATACCGTCGAAGGTGTCGTTGAAGATCCACGCGGTCTGTACCGCGCATAAAGGAAACTATCATGGCTAACGAAGACTACAAGTTCCCCGACGAGATTGAAGCTGTTGATGATAGCGATGATCTAGAAATTGAGATTGTGGACGATGCTCCCCCAGAGGATCGTGGCCGTGTTCCGCTACCCAGAAATGTAGTGGACGAACTGGAAAACGATGATCTGGAAGAGTATTCCGACAAGGTCAAGAAACGTCTCGGGCAGATGAAAAAAGTCTGGCATGACGAGCGGCGCGAGAAAGAGCGGGCACACCGGGAACGGGAAGAAGCCCTGCAATTCGCACAGCGAGCCCATGAAGAGAACCAAAAACTTCGTTATACCCTCGGTGCGGGTGAGAAAGCCTTTGTCCATGAGGTGACCAAGTCTGCCTCCGCTGAAGTATTAACTGCTAAAGAGAAATTAAAGCAGGCATACGACCTTGGTGACTCTGATCTAATCACCGATGCTCAAGAAGCTCTTACCGACGCAAAACTTCGGATGCGTGAGGTAGAAAACTTTCGTCCCTCTTTACAGCAAGATGATAGTAGTGTACAAAATACACAACAGGCTCAGACACCCCGCGTAGCACCAGTCGATAAAAAGGCTGAAGCATGGCGAGAAAAGAACCAATGGTTCGGTGTTGACGAGGAAATGACCGCCCTCGCATTGGGTTTGCACGAAAAATTGGTCCGGTCGGGTGTCGATCCGCGCAGCGACGATTACTACCGACGAGTTAATGAGACGATGAGAAAGCGGTTCTCGGATTATTTCGAGGACGCTGAACCGCAGCAGACTAGGTCTACTGCGCGCAGATCAGCCACTACAGTGGTTGCTCCAGCTACGCGGAGTACCGCGCCGCGTCAGGTCCGCCTGACACCATCGCAAGTTGCGCTTGCCAAGAGACTTGGCTTGACCAACGAAGCGTATGCAAGAGAATTGATGAAACTGGAGAATCAAAATGGCTGATAGTCGTCTAGCTCGTGAAGTAGAGAATCGGGAATCCGCTCAGCGCAAGCAAGCATGGACCCCGCCGGAAACCCTTCCTAGCCCGCGACCGGTAGCTGGGTGGGTATTTAGATGGATTCGGACGACCATTATGGGCCAAATGGACCCTACCAATGCGTCTGCAAAGTTTCGGGAAGGTTGGGAGCCTGTAAAGGCGGCTGATGTACCGGAACTGATGATGTTTAATGATCCCAACAGCAATACCCGTTTCAAGGACAACATTGAGATTGGTGGATTGTTGTTGTGTAAAGCGCCTGAAGAGATGGCTGCACAACGGGCAGATTATTACTCCCGCCAAGCGCAGTCTCAGATGGACGCTGTTGACAATAGCTTCATGCGGTCGAACGACGAGAGGATGCCGCTCTTTAACGAGAAACGCAGCAGTACGTCTTTTGGCCGTGGGAATAAATCTTAACTAGGAGTCTACAATGGCATATCCCACGATTGACAAGCCGTATGGCTTGCGGCCTATAAACCTGCTCGGCGGGCAGGTGTTTTCCGGTTCGACCCGCAATTTGCCGATTGCTTACGGCTACAACAGCAATATCTTCTACGGTGACTTCGTTCAACTGACTCGCGGTTCTATCACGCGTCAGGCCGTAATTGGTACGACTGCGGCAGGCGTTGGTCTTACGGGTGTCTTCCTCGGCTGTTCGTTTACCAACCCCCTCACCAAGCAGAAGCAATTCTCGCAGTATTGGCCCGCTGGTACGCTGGCTGGCGATGCTGTTGCTGTTGTCTGCGATGACCCGGATACGGTCTTCAAGGCAGTTGTTTGCACGGCTACCACGGTGGTTGGTTCGGCTAACCTTGCGATGATCGGCCAAAACATGGGTGCTATCGATAACAGCACTGGCGATGCTATTTCGGGTAACTCCCGCAATGCGCTGCTGGGAGTTGTTGCTTCTGGCGCTCCCGCAACGACTACGGGCCTTGTAGCTCGTGTTATCGATGTAGTTCGTGATACAGCGTTCGTCACTACTGGTGTTGGCTCGTCCTCCACCACGGCGGTTACGCTTACCACGGGCGTAGCAAGCGCGGTTGTGGCTGGTGCAGGCGTTTCCTTCGTTGGTTCTAACGGTCAGGTTATTGAAACTGGCTCGTTCATTACCGGCGCATTGGCTGCTGCTGCTACCTCGGCTACGCTTAACTTGGCGGTGTCGGCTCCTAACGCGGGTACTACGATTATTGTAATACCGTCTGCGTCCACGATCCTGTTCACCCAATACCCAGAAGTGCTTGTGAAGCTGAATTTCGGCGTTCACCAGTATTACACTTCTGTCGCCGCTGCTTAATAGGGAGCATAACTAATGGCTATTTCACGCGCACAGCTACTCAAAGAACTGCTCCCCGGCTTGAACGCTCTGTTCGGTATGGAGTACAGCACCTACGGCGAAGAACACAAGGAAATCTACGAAGTAGAGACCTCCGAGCGTTCTTTTGAAGAGGAAACCAAACTGTCGGGCTTCTCGGCGGCTCCGGTGAAGGCAGAAGGCACTGCGATTGCGTATGACAACGCGCAAGAAGCATGGACCGCACGCTACAACCACGAGACCATCGCGTTGGGCTTCTCCATCACCGAAGAGGCGGTGGAAGATAACCTGTACGACTCGCTCAGCAAGCGTTATACAAAGGCGCTCGCTCGTGCAATGGCGTACACCAAGCAGGTTAAGGGCGCATTTGTCCTGAACAACGGCTTTAGCTCCGCCAGCCCCGGTGGTGATGGAGTCTCGCTGTTCTCGACTGCTCACCCGCTGGTTTCCGGTGGCAGCAACAGCAACACCTTCACGACCCAAGCTGACCTGAACGAAACCTCCCTTGAGGCGGCGGTAATTCAAGTAGCAGCATGGACCGATGAGCGTGGTCTGCTGATCGCAGCCAAGCCCCGCAAACTCGTTGTACCCCCGGCACTGATGTTTGTTGCTAAGCGACTGCTGGATACGGAACTCCGTGTCGGCACCACTGACAACGACATCAACGCGCTGAAGGCGATGGGCTCGATCCCGGAAGGCTACAAGGTCAATCACTTCCTCACTGACACCAATGGTTGGTTCATGATGACGGATGTGCCCAATGGCCTGAAGCACTTCGTCCGCACCCCGCTGGCTAACTCAATGGACGGTGATTTTGACACTGGAAATGTCAGATACAAAAGTCGTGAACGATACAGCTTCGGCTGGTCGGACCCGCTTGGCGTGTTTGGCTCGTCAGGTTCCACCTGATCTAGCTTCTCTTGCAGGTAGCCGGGGTAAACCCCCGGCTTTTACGCCCTCCTTGTGGGGGCGTTTTTTATTTTAATTAGCCTCTTTCTTTTTCTTTCAATATGTAGTAAAAATTGATTACCAAGATTACATTGGCTTGTTGACTGACTTGGCAGACTTATCCTCAAAGACAGCAAGCCCAAACTGAGGAATCATCATGTCTTTCTCGACTTTTTCTGGTCCTGTTCGTTCTGGCACCATCCGTGAAGGCACCGTAGCTCAAGGCCGTAACGCTGGTCTTGTTGTACTTGGTCAATCCTATGACTCTGGCGACCTTACTGGCGCAGTAGTAGGTAGCGTCGATACGCTAATCATAAACGTCCCAGAAGGCTCGCAAATCGTTGATATCACGGTAGATCAGGTTGTTGCTGCAACCGCTGGTACAACGACGATTTCGGTGGGTAACGCTACTGGCGGCGCACAGCTTATGGCAGCAGTTGCTACCACTGCTGGTGGACGTTTCCGGGGTACGGCAACGGCAGCAACGCAGCTTGCATGGCAGACTTCTAATACGGCAGACACGACGGTGTATGTCCGGGTGACAGTAGCTACCGCTACTCTGACGGCGGGTCGCTTTGTCCTCACCGTTCAGTACATCCAGCGTTCCGATAGCGGCACTCAAAACCCCGCCAGCGCCTAATAGCTGAATAGGGAGCAATGCTCATGGCAAAAACTAATTACTCGCCCACGTTCCCAATGTATCCGGGCGATGCGGGGGCTGTAACCACTAGCGATACAGTCAACTTTTCCACGCCCTCTGTCGTGTTTGTGGGCGGCGGCGGTACTGTGCGTGTCCTGACTGCTCAAGGCAGCGATGTCACGTTCGTTGGGGTGTTAGCAGGTTCTATTTTGCCTGTGCAGGTGACTCGCGTTTACGCAACCACGACAACTGCTACAAACATGGTTCGGATTTTCTAATGTCATTCGGGTTCGGCATGGGGTTTCCACCGGCGGCATCTGCTGCTGGAGGGCCGTCGCTTAATTTGCAGTTCGCAGGCAACTCCGTGCTCGACTCTAGGATTACGTTCACCAGAGCCAGTACGGGGACGTACTTTAACTCTGCCGGGGTGCTAACCAGCGCAGCAATTAACGAACCACGCTTTGACTACAACCCAACCACGCTGGC